GTTCAGGAAGAGGATACCAATCTCTTTCTTCTTCTTCTCTTCTAGTCCTTACTTGAGCATTTATTCTTCTGTTTTGAAAGTCAATCACATAAGCAGGACCATACTCTTCCACAGCTTTTTCCAAAAAAGAACTTTCGTACATTGAGCTTTGCCTAATAGCATTAGCTTGATTCATAAGCGCCTTGCCTCTAGCGCGTGGGCCTAACTGTTTATATTCATCCGTAGTTATGTACCAAGCCAAGCCGCTTTGCATAGAAGAAAGCATATCCTGTGATGTTTGCCGAAGCATAGATAACTCTTTGCTGTTTAACTCTACACCTCTAAACATACGATTAGGACGTTGAATATCAGCACCTGTTTTTAGTAACTCCCTCTCTAATGCACTGTTATCCGCAACAGCAGGAAATTTCATCTTAAAGAACACACTCCATTTGTCTGGTTCAGGATCACGAAAAAGAGCGTAGTCTTGAGGTAATTCTCTTCTTTGAGTAGGGATTCTCTGCAAAAGCTGATCAAGGCCGGGTTCTGCAATACGCTCAACATCTCCAAACCTAGCAATGTCTGACGCACCTGTAGCCACATAGCTTTTAACATAATCAAAAAACATTTTTTCGTATGTTCCTTCATCCTCAGCAGCAAATGCCCAGTTGTTTATAAAATCAATAACGCCTGCTACGGCTTGTTTATCTGCAGTAAGTCTGTATATCTCAGCTAATGCGTCATAGTAACCTTCTTCATCTCCGTTAAGAAGATGATCGTGTGCAGTTACATAAGCGCCTAAAATACCAGCTACAGGTTCAACACGACCAAAAGGAACCCAACGCTCACCAAAAGAAGGAACAGTAACCCTTATTGACATTTCAGGTATATTAGCGTTCCGCATACGCTGTCTTTCTTTTTGGTTAGCCGCCATGCCAGTAATCTTAGGCAGTTCTGAATCATCCCCTTGAGCCAACCAACCAGCAAGAGAAGCACCTATTAAAAATCCAATAGCTTGTCTAGCAAGAAGATCCTCAGTATCGTACCCACGCATAGCCATCTTTTCTCGCAATGTTTTGGATGCCATAAAAGGGGCTACAACAGGTAAGTATGATGCAGACTCAACTCCAATATTAAAAGGGGTTTTAACAAAAGGCATTAACGTAGACACAGCAAACGCGCCTGTCTTTTCACCTAAAGAATATCTAGCACCTGTCTTGTTTTTTGCTCTTGCAATATTATCTATGATGCTAGGTTGACGTATAAACTCACCTTGATCATTAGTTATGTAGTTACCTTTTTCGTCTTTTTTGAAGTTACTTGTTTGACGTTGGAAGGTCATCTGCAATGCTTGTTCTCGTATGTCGTTAAACTTTATTTCACGGCCTAAAAACATTTCATCAAACTTGCCTTCAAGAACTCTAAGACCTTTGGATACTTTTTGATAGCGACTACCAAACGGTCCTCTGGGTACAGAATTGTATGCGTTATTAAAAGCACCATACAGTTCTTTCATGTAAATTTCGTAGTACTCACCTACAGACTTACTAGCATCTTCTGCATTCTTTAA